TTTTTTCTATTGGGATTTCTCCGCGTTCGGTTAATATTAGTGTGCCCTCTGCGATACACGTCTTACCAACAAAGCGTTCAACGGGGTCAGCTTTGCTAATAGGTCTGTTATAAATTTTTGATGCAAATATAGAGTATACATCTTCCGCATTAGCAAACTGATTTACTACGTCTTCTTGTCCAGCTAACCATGCTAATACTCTAGCTTCAATTTGTGAAGAGTCGCAGTTAATTACTACATATCCGTCAGGAGCTACTATAGAGTTTTTAAGTGCTTTCTTTTTCTTATCACGACTAGGTAAATTTTGCATATTAATAGAATCTAACCCTGACCATCTACCTGTATGTGCCCCGTAGTATTTTAGTGGGATCGGCAAATAATTATCATTACGTAAACCTACACCTATAATTCTTTCTAACCGTGACTCTTCAATAGTAGACTTGGTTCCTAGCCTTACTGTGCATAACTGTTGCACAAACGGGTTCTCGTGTTCTAATAGTTCAAGGAAGCCTAAGTCATTCTTAGCTAATGCTGGTATTTCTTTTCCTTTAGCATTAAGCTTCATAGGAATAGTTACATTTAATTCTTCTAGTACTTTAGAAAACTTAGAACTACTTGCTAGTATCTTACGAACATCTTCTTCCGATTCACATTTTAATTTGTGTTGTAATGCACTAAGCATTAATTGTTTTTCATCTTGTACTTCATATAATCTATCAGTCAGAATAGCTGTATCTAATTTTAATAAAGGATGTATAAACATACGTAGAGTCATATCGATTAAACTTAGCTCTGTATGTGGAAACGTTTTCATTAGTGTTTTAAATAAATCATAAGTAAGATTTACATCGTTTATACAATATTCACCGTATTGAGTTAAGTCTTTACAACTAAAGTCTTCTAAACGCTTATCTTTTGCATCTAATACTTCAGTGCCTTTTTTACCTAATCCAAAATGAATTGCTAATGTAGCTAAAGAACCTCCTACTTCTGTACCAAGTAGAGCCCTAGCCATACTAAGTGTGTCTGCATATAATCCTGCATCTATACCTAACACCCAACTAAGTATTGCTCCATCAAACATAGTATTATGACAGACGAGAATAGAATTAGCCCAATCGTATATAGCCAAATCTCTTTTAAGTTGACTTTCAGTTCCTGTGTACCATTTAGTTTCTTCATCATTTAATTTTACTCCCACTCCAATAATTTCAAATAGTTCTGATCTAATATATTCTTCAGTAGTTAATTTTTTAAGTGTATAATTTTGTGCCCAATATGTTTCAAAGTCTAATGTAATTATATTCATCGTTGATGTTCTATTTTTGTACTGTTAAAATTTCTACGTTTTTTACAATCTACGCAAACCTTTACTTTATAGCTATAGTAAACTGCCCAATTTGGATGTTCGCACTTTGAGTCATTTGTAGGTGTACCGAATAAGTTTTCAAAAGGTACTACTTTTGGTTTAACTACGCAGTTCACTCAAATATCTCCGGAGCTATATGCGCTAATTGTTTTTGGATGTCTACAAATACTTCTCTTATTTCCCATTGAGCTTCTTTAGCAGTGCGGTTTTTAATAACATCTCGCCACCCTTGAAAGTTTAAACATAGATTTAACTGAGTAGTACACGACTGCGGTAATATGTACCGTGCATCTTCTTTCTTCATTCCAAGACGTATACCTTTTTTGTATAGGTACTCGCCACGTCTTAGATAGTCTGCCCATTCTTCTTCAAACTCTATACTAGTATTTTCTATAGACTCAGGAGTTATATAGTGTACGTCTGTTTTAGCCACATATCTTTGAGACTCTTGCAGTATACCTGCATGGGCTATTCGCACTAACTGATGTGAGCAGATTCTACTAATACCTTGTATATTAAATGTAGCGTATGCAAATCTTAACGTCATCAAATGCCCTTTGTCTTTGCAATGAGATGCCCTTTTTATGTTGCTTACTGTATCTGTTTTAGCATCATAGCAAATGCTCGCCATACGACCAATTGTATTTACTGGGTCTTCTGTATGGTCTAATAATATTACTTTCACTTGTTTTCCTCGTATGCTCTTAATATATCTTTAACTATGCCTGAACCTCTAACACAATCATCTAGAGTAAACCGCACAATTCCAATGTTATTAACGTGCCATAGTTTATTAGTTGCATCCAGTAAACCTGACATACCATTTATATCTTTTTGTTCTAAATCCCCGTCTATTATTATCTTAGAGTTCTCTCCTGTACGTGTTAAGAACAACTTCATTTGAGCGGGGGTAGTATTCTGTGCTTCGTCTAATATACAAAAACAATTATTAAAACTCTTGCCTCTCATAAACTCCAGTGGCTTAGCTTGTATACTACCTCTTTTGATAAGATACTCTACATGGCTCTTGCCTAATCTTTCATTTAAGACATCAATAAAAGGTTCCATAAACGGCGCAAACTTTTCTTCTAGTTCACCAGGCAATGCACCCCAATTACGTCCAGCTTCAACCCCAGGTCTAGTGATAATAAGAGTATCTATTTCACCTTCTTTTAAAAGATCAGCAGCATATGCTGCGGCTATATAAGTTTTACCTACTCCAGCTGGACCAACACCAAATGTAATAATGTTTGCTTTAATAGAGTTTATATAGTTAGACTGTGCTTCATTAAGTGGACGTAATGGTTTAATAGGTTTTGCTACACGTTGTTCTGGTGTTCTAATTTCTTCTGTGGGTACGTATACTGCACCGCCTAATGCTTGTTTTAAAGAGCGTTTATCTTTTCTACGCATTGTTTTATCTTTAAACTTCAACGCCATTTACTACTCCAATATCAAAACATAGCCACGTAAACCTCCACCCATATAAGTCTTCGCCTTCTTCTCCTTCACCCATATCTGTAGATATCCAAGGAAAAATAGTCCATTCACTTATATGTATAATACTAAACCAATATTCCTCTGTATCTACTAGCATAAATTATGCCCACCCCATATAAATACTAAACCATACAAGATTAGTTACTACAAACCCAACCAATAAAAACTTATACTGTTTTTGTTGAGTATATAACCTACCCGCACAATTTTCTAATACTAATGTTATGTTTTGTGCTGATTTTATTTCATCCTCTGTGTTATCTTTATTAGACTCTTCTTCATACCTATCTCCTATTTGAAGTAGCCACTGTATATGCTGACGCGTTGGTATAGCTATATTATCTGTGATAAGCCGTTTCATACCTCTACCTCTGGGTATCTTAATTCTAGTAACAACTGTAACTCATGGATAGCTTTTTCAATATCCTGCCTACCTTTGCCTGTAGGCTTATCGTGTCTGGTCACACGTTTAACAACACAACCTTCTAAAAACTGTAGCTCATTTGCTTCTATATACTGCACAGGTTGGATTTTGCGGTCTTTATAATGTGACCCTCCCACCTGTGAATTTAACGCACTTGATATTTTGTCCATACGTTTTTCCTCTTGTTGTTTTTCTTGAAGTTCTAAAGGCAGTCCTAAAACGGGCTGATTGTCTAAACAAATAATTGCACTACTCATCAGGGTACTTACCGTTAACACAAAAATGCACAAGTGAGTCTAATTTATAATCCTCTTCAAGCACTTTGTGTACTAACTTTGCTGATCTTAAATATTGCTGAGTACGTGTTATGTCTTTAAATAATTCTTGTAACTCAAACTCTTTTCTAAGTATTGCTCTTTCTATCAGTTCTAATTCACTCATCTGATTTACTCCGTTCTTTTAGCATTGCGTCTGCCTGTTCATATGCAAACTTAGCGCAATCTTCATCACCCCATCTATTTTCTGGATCTGCCGATAACAAGCCTTGCATAGCCAATCCAGCAAAGTGGTCGCGTAATGTCATTGCGTCCCTATTATCACTATATTCTTTTTGTGCTTGTAGCAAAGTTTGTTTTAGTATTAAGTTATCACTTTTTAAATCTTCTATTTTTGCTTTTAATATATCTATTTCACTCATCACTCACTCCTATTCCATGAAAATTTTCAACTTGTCTAACTAATTCTACAAAACCTTTCCATTCTTTTTTTAACAGGATTTCGCATATAGCTTCATCACTTAACGGCTCTCGTTTTGGCGGTACTGCATAGAGTGGATATAACTTCCATCTGTCTTTATTAACCTCACGCTCAGGCTTGTAGGCTCTGGGTAGTCTTGC